TTATCCAGTCCTTGAAGAAGGAAAATACAAGGGAGTGATTGGGGTCGGTGGCCTTCTACTTGCGAAGGTACCCGAAGAGATCGCGCAACAGCGACAGGAATATATGTCGAATAGACATAAGGAACGAAGCGATGCAGTCGATAACGATCTTATGAAGGAGCAGGATAAGAGAATGCCAATCAATATTGATAGGCAATCTCGTGTAAGCTTCGGTGGTACTGGAAAAAAATAATTTTCTATCACTGAATTAATATAAACCGTACTGGAGGCCCTTTCGAGGGCAGGTACATAAGGAGTAATAACTATGGCAAATAGAAACACTGTTGGCTTTGGTCTTATCCCTACTGGAACTGTTGGAAGCAACATTTCAAATGGTGGTCAAAGCAAATACTTCATTGATGCTGGTTATAACGTTGACTTGTTCCAAGGGACTGTAGTTCAGTCTAAAGTTGGATACATGAAAACTGCAGAAGCTAACATCACTGACAAATCAATCGGTGTGCTAAATGGTATATTCTATAATGCGGCTACAACTTTGAAGCCTACATTTGCGAATAGCTATGCACAACCTATTACTCCAGCAAATAGTGAAGATATCACTGCATTTGTTATCGATAACCCTTTACAGTTATACATAGCTGGTATTGACGGCGCAGTCGCTCAAGCTAACTTTGGAAAAACTGTCGGTGTTACAGCAGGAGCTCCAACAGGAAGCCACACTTCTGGACAATCGAACAAACAATTAATAACAGCAGGTATCTCAAACAACGCTAACCAATGGCGATTACTAAGATCGGCTGAGGATCCTGAAAACGAAGATACAGCAGCAGCAAATCATACTGTTGTAGTATGTCAGAACCTTAACCAATACTTAACTAACGCTTTAAGTTGGCAATAATAGGAGCATATAGATCATGGCAATATCAAGAGCACAACTAGTTAAAGAACTAGAACCAGGCCTAAATGCACTATTTGGGCTGGAGTACAAAAGGTATGAAAATCAGCACGCTGAAATTTATACTGAAGAGTCATCTGACAGAGCTTTCGAAGAGGAAGTAATGTTAAGTGGCTTCGCAAACGCAGCAGTGAAAGCTGAAGGTGCAGGCGTATCATACGATGATGCACAAGAAACTTTCACAGCGAGATACACTCACGAGACAGTAGCTTTAGCGTTCGCGATCACTGAAGAAGCGATCGAGGACAACTTGTATGACAGACTTGCGTCTAGATATACAAAAGCTTTAGCTAGATCAATGTCAAACGCTAAACAGGTAAAAGCTGTTGATCCGTTAATAAACGGTTTCACAACTTTCAAATCTGGTGATGGTGTAGCTTTAATGGCTGACAACCATCCAACGATAGCTGGAACTTTCAAGAACGAGCTATCAACAAGCGCAGACTTGAACGAAACTTCGTTAGAGCAAGCTCTTATCGACATCGGTAAGATGACTGACGAGAGAGGTCTTAGAGTTGCAGCAAGAGGAGTGAAAATGATCATTCCTTCTGAGCTTCAATTTACTGCTGAGAGATTGATGAAATCTCAAGGTAGAGTTGGAACAGCTGATAACGATGTTAACGCAATCGTATCAATGGGTATGATTCCTCAAGGTTACAGAGTGAACAACTACCTAACTGATACAGATGCTTTCTACATCTTAACAGACGTGCCAAACGGCATGAAAATGTTCAACAGAGCTCCATTGAAAACTGCAATGGAAGGTGATTTCGAAACTGGTAACGTTAGATACAAAGCTAGAGAAAGATACTCATTTGGAGTATCAGACCCTAGAGGTATCTTCGGATCTCCAGGAGCGTAATAA